CTGTAAAGGAGAACACATGGGATGTGCACACCCGTTGTGGCTTAGGCTTCGTAAACCGGTACCACCATCCCAGCACTTAAAGTGCAGTGCGTAGTGTAGCAAGCTTCTTGTGCACTACCACACCTTCCGGGAAGAAGTAAACTTCCCGGGGGATGTCGAGGGGCTTATTCTCGACACACCAGTCTGCTAAACGGTCGACTAGTGAAGCCTTTCTGTCACTGTGAAGCACAGTGTCAGATGTCGCTAGGTTCCACGAGAGATTCTCGTAAAACTTAGCTTGCCTCGCCAACCAGGGTATGTTGTCATACTGGCTGGAGCGGTACGGGTTTATCCCGTGCCGTTGGCTAACTTCCGGATATAGCATATCACGGAAGAGGTAAGGTCTACCGATGAGGTCAATGGCCTCATCGATAGACACAAGACGCATTCGCTTTGCGAGTGCAGCTTTGTCCTTGTAGCGGAGATTCTTCCACACGAGGACCGGGTCCAGTTCACTGTCGAACAAGAGACCCTGATCTAAGGCTCTTTTGAAGAGCCCTAGGTCATCTACTCCGCCGACAAGGTCGGCCTGGAGTAGAGTCGCCCGAATTTCATCCTCGATGGAATCCGAGCTTATGCCCCGTGCTCTGGCGTTCGTCGCGAAACTCGCGAGAACGCGCGAAAGCATAGGCGGGGCGGAGCCATCCAGTACTTGCTGGATGGCCCAGAGATGCACTTCCGGTAACGCTCGAAGTGCACGCCTTACATCAGACTTTGTCTGATGGTAGGCGGGAGCTTCAATACCTCCCAGTCTTACTGGAAGGTATCTGAACGCAAAAGAGGATGGTAAGTAAGCTTTCATCCTCTGCTCCCAACGTTTGCTGAAGAGGGGAGTCATTGACTCAAACCCTCCTCCGAGCCAGGCCAGCATGCCATGCATCTGGCGAGCCTTGCCAATGGCAGGGTTTGGCTCATCTTTTCCCTCGTGCTCCTTAGCACATGGGGAAAAGAGCCTCACTTTCATCGAATCGATGTGAGGCTGTTCTTCGTATGGAACATCTCGGAGAGGAACTTTCCTCCCCCAGATGAACTCATCACGAAGTCCTACCGTAAGGAGCATCTCCTCACAGTAGAAACCACCACGCGAACTTAAGAAGTTCTGCGGCCATGAGACGGACATTCCGTTTAACTCATGGTTTCGCGTAATACGCGAAAGGTACGCCCTCGGACCTTGACCAAAGTGGTCATCGCCCGAACATACAAAGTGTCGCCACCTTTTAGGTGGGAAGCCTTGTAGGGCTTTCAGACGAAAGAGAAACTCTTCGTCTGATGCATCTACCATTGAGTAGATGTAGCGAAGATAGGCTTCCGACTCTGCACAAAGGTTGTGCAGGGTAAGGACTATCTTGGCTCCAGGGTCACCCATTAAGATGCCCCTGGTTGTGACTTTATCAAAGTTTTCTTTGATAACGTCACCCTCGTATGTGCGGCCGCTGCAAAGCAGCTCCGCGCACAGTCTAAAATACGGGTCGCTATCCCGTAATAGACCACGATGCAGGCCCTCTAGCATTGCTAGAGAGTACTCGTGAACACAGAAATCTGTGGCCGTAGTAAGATCGCTGGATTTGTACCAGCGATCACCTGCAGGTGGAGGGGCAGAGTTTCCCTGCCTCTTCACCCACTCATAGAGTTGCCACCCCCTGGTAAGACCAGCGGTGGCCGATGGATGGTTTCTTAAACCACCTATCACGTGGTGTGACCATGGCTGCAATAACATTGTCAGCCAACACTCGCCCACGGTGACGACCCGGGACTTTGCCCCGGGCTCGCCAATAGCACTGGGTCGTATTGACGGCGCAGTGCCAGACAGGCGAAGCCTGTCGTTTTCGTTATAGTACGGGAGTCCTAAGAGAACTTTTTGTCTTAGGCCTTCTTCGATAGCCCACTGTAGCAGCTGATAGCCTGTTACATGGTCTAATCCGTACAACGGATCCTCGAGTTTGAAATTTTCAAAATCAAGGTCCACGCGGTCGTCGCTTTCGCCGGCCTCGTGGGACAGCTCATGGTCGAGAGAATCTCGACACATGGTCTGCCATCTAGGCCTACCGGCTTTTAGCCAGTAGGTCTTGCCGAACCAGGTCACCTCTAAGGTGTCCTGGTCCGAGATGTGGGAAAGCCAAGATCGGAACATTGTTCCGACCTCGGCGGCCCGTCCACCCATATCCGTCGTACTGTCCAATGAAGCATTGCCAGTTAACGACGTGTGGCCGAGGCTCGTATAACGAGCCTCGTCCATAAATTTCTTTGTCTGCTTACCTATTAGGTAAGAAAGCCTCGCAAGAATTTCTTGTCGCGTGCGAGACACAGCAAAGTGGGAATGCAGAGTCGCTGAGTGCTTACTCAATGACTCTTCCCTCGTCTGACGACCACCAGCAGGAAAGTTCCTGCTGGAGGCCAAGTGACACAGTCTGGTAGCTTCTACCTTACTAGTCACGCCCCGCTCCATGATTGGTACCAACCATGGAGTGAGCTTCCGCCACAGTGGCGGAAGTTGCCTGGCGTCAGTCCAGGCGTGGCCATACCCAGGAAAGTCCTGTGGTAGAGCTGGCGCATCAGTCTCTGACTGAAGTGCGGCCCACTTAATGAGTGCAGCGAAGCGCTTCCACTCTTTAGTTACCCGATCGCAGCTGTGAGCTGCCTTCGAGTACGCCCAGTGTATCAGCTTGTGATATTCTGGAATCTCATGATATGATCTTATCATATCAGGAGATGAGGTGATAAGGTTATCCTTTATCGCCTCGACGCAATTCGACACTCTCTTAAGTGACGAGCTGCCATGCGACGCGATCTTTCGCGTCACATCAGGTTTGAGATCAGGATAGCGTTTCCTGATCCTCCTAGCTAGGTGGGAGAACTTTTCTCCCTTACCGGCGCAGACATCGACAGCCAATGGCTTGTCAATGTATGCATCCAGGGCATGGGTCAAACCCAGCACCCTGATATCTTCGTTGTTAAACAGCAACGAAGGAACCTGGCATTCTGCGCTCGAAGAGTTCGAAGCCGTGGCCACGAAGTTGTCACGCAGGTTTTTAC